GCGGACGATCTTGATCAGCTCTCTCCTGACTTCGGCGGGGTCTCGGTCCCCGCCGTCGTAGGGGTTCCGCCCTCCTCCGCTTTTTCCTTCAGCTTCTCGGGATCGATTCCGTAGAACCGCGCCCAGACCGTCGCGAGGTGCTTCCTGACGTCAACCCAGTCTTCGGGCGAGAGCTCCTTGATGAGTTCTTCGGGTTCTCCCGTCAAGGCGGCCGTGAGAGCGACGTCCGCGGCATAGGTGTTGTTGTCGTACTTGTCCGTCGCGAGCATGTGGCCGACCTTCGGATCTTGAAACGTGAGATCGAAGATCTCCCGCTCGCCTTTCTTCGCCGGTTTCCGAAGCGCGATCGTCGTACTCATTCCGTGCCTCGCTAGACGATCCGCTGGCTCTTGCCGCAATTGTAGGTGACCGCGAGTTCTCCCTTGGAGAGTTCCACGGCGTCCACCACCCAAGCGTTCGGAAGAACATGCTGACCGCCCCCGTCGAGGAAGACCGTGACCGTGTCGACGGAGAGGTCCTTGAACTCGTCCGGGTCCATGGTCGCCTGGATCGTCACCTTCAGTTCCGCGGCGACAGGGGTTTCCGTGTAGCCGATGTTCTCGTGGAGCTCAGCGTCCTGGGTCGCCCGCTTGTACCCGGACGGCCGGAAGGTCCCGCCGTCCGCTTTGAGCGGAAGTTCACCCAACGCCGCGCTTACCACCCGTCTTACTTTCGCGAGTTTCATCTACGTCTCCTTATTGAAACTGATTGAGTCCGGCCGCGCCGAGGAACTGTCCGATGAGCTGAGGCCGGTGCCGGTAGTTGAGCCGCGTCGAGCTTCCCGTCTGGATCTCCACGATGATGGAATTCTTGTAGGTCTCGAGGTCCTGGCACCACTGAAAATTCCTGATGAAATCCTGCTGATAGAGTTCGACGAGGAACGATCGCCAGAGATCCGGCGTCATGACTTTGGATCCGGCTCCGAAGTTCTCGTTCGTCCGGGCGAGCTTCCAGGTCTTGAACCGTTTTCTTCCCGTCGTATTGATGTGGGTTCTGATCGCATCGACGGTTTCCACGACTTGGACGTCGAGGTAGCTCGTATCGCGGTTACCGTCCGAGTCCTCGGTGTAGCTCGTTACGAGCCGTTCGATCATGACCTTCCCGTCGTTCGCCGCTGTCCAGGTCGCGATACCCGCTTCGAGCAGCTTCTGCCGCTCGTCGAAGTTGTGACTCTCCGTCGCGACGAGCCCTTCCACTTCGGCCGCTTGCGTGTTCGCGGCAGGGTCATCGGCGAGGAGCCTCACGGCGACGGCCGCGACGCGAGCCGCCCAGACACCGGGAAGATGCGGATTGTTTCCGCGAGGGATGAGAACGACGTGAGGACAATTGTAGTCCTCCGCCTGGTAGATCATGCTTCCGACTGCGGTGGAATCCCCGACGGCTCCCGAGAGGGCGACGAAAAGCCGCCCGCCCCGCTGGACGAGAGCCGTGTACTGCTCCTCGAGCTTCGCGGCGAACGCCTTGATGTTCGCCGTGTCGGCGAGGCTGGTGATGAGGTAGTGATAGCGGGCATTTCCCATCGCTTCGAGGTCGGCCGTGATGTCGGGATTCCCCGCTCCCGGCGTGGTGTCCGCGACGGCGATGGCGACTCCGGCGGGATCCTTTTCCCCGTTGAGACCTGCGCTCACCGTGAGGAAGTTCCCGAGTTCGCCCTTGTGATTGAACGTGAGCGTGAGTTTATGCGTTTCCTCCACAACGACCGCCGCCTCGCAGGGCATGTCGAGCGTGGCGTTGATCGCGGCGACGAGATCCGCGGCGATAGCGGAAGCCGCTTCTCCGGCCGTGACCCCGACAGCCACCTTCTTTCCCGCGATGTAGCGGACGAGCGTCCCGTCTTCCGGAGCCGCCGCCGTGACCGTGAGCGTCTTGACCGCCGCGACACCGGCAGCCGCTTCCGCGACCGGTAGAACGAAAAGCCGCTCCACCTTGTTGAGGTCGAGGAACGCTCCGGCGAGAATCGCCGCGTCCGAACCGCTCCCGAAGAGGTTCCTCGCCCGTCCGAGACTGGACACCTCGACGATCTTTCCCGCCTCGGCGGTCCCCGTCGTCCTCTTGAGTCCCACGACGAGAACCTGCTTCACATCCTCCGCCGATCCGGCGAGGGAGTTGTCGATCTCCTGATACGATCCCGGCACCAACAGGCTGTCGGGAATCTGCGTGAACGGTACGCCCATGCTATCCTCCTAAATCCACAGTGTCTTCTACTTCGTCGGTGCCTGCTTCGAGCAAGGCATCGTATCCCTCGAACGGTTCAAGATCGGAAGCGTCGATGATGCCTCCGATTTCGTCCACTGTCGCGTCGAGTACGGGAGCCTGGAGTTTCCAGGTCCAGGAGACCGCCCACAGCGCGACGTTGATCTTGTCCAGGCTTCCCGAATAGAGATTCGTTGCCTCGACCTCTTTCGCCCCTCCGATTGACCAGGGCGCGTTGATCTCCCGGAGCGCGGGAACGAGGGCGGCAAGGAGACGCAGGATGTCGTCCGCGAGCCTGTCCTTGTTCGTCGCTCGGTGAAGAATCCAGGTGACGAGCTCCACAGTCTGCTCGTCCCCGTCGTCGCCGGAAACGTTCTTCACCCGCATGAGCGCGGTGTGAATCGACGGCGTCTTCTGGAGGAGCCGCCTCACCTCCTCGACGTCGAAGCGGCCCGGATGCGAAGCGTGGTGCAGCTCCGGCCGCTTCGCGAAAACGGTCTTGAGATAGCTCACCGCGTAGTCGCGCACTTCGGCGTAGCTTATCAGGCTAGACACGTTCCGCCGCCTGCTTGAAGCGACCGGCGATGAAGCTCTCCGCGAGATCCGAGAGAGCTTCCGCGTCGGACGCCGACACGCCGAGATAGGGCCGAGCCGGAATGTTCTTCTCCGGCCAGCCGAACTGATGAACCGCCGCGTATTCCTTGACGGCCCCGACGAGGACCTCTTCCGCTCCCCGGGCTTCGCTCGTGACGGTATCCCGCAAGCCTCCCGAAACAACCAGCGGGGGCTGGGCTCCCGGAAAACGCTTCTGAAGGAAGGCGAGCGTCTTATCCGCGAGCCGCCGCCAGCTTTTTCCTTCAGGATCCAGCTTCGTGTCGAACCGCTCCCGCGTGATTTCTTCCACTTCGAGGGCGAGCGACGAAAGGAGCTTGCTCTTTCCCGCCGCGTCGAGCCTCGAGGAATCGAAGGCTTTCTTGAGCCGCTCGAGTTGGCTGACGTCGATGTTCACGACGGCGGAGGCCATCAGTACATCTCTCCTTTTTTCCAGAACCGGTCGGCGGCGGGTTCTCCCTCGCCTCCGGTCGTCACGATGCTCGCGGTCTGGTTGCCCGGGCCGTCGAGCCCGCCCGGACGGCTCTCGTTGATCTTCTCGAGGAGCTTGATGCTCGTCCGATATTTCTCCAGGGCGTCCTCGGCGCTCGAGACCTTGTCTCCCAGACGGAAAAAGGCGATGTCCGCGCAGATTCCGAGCAAGGTCTCGCCGAACTGAGCCGGGAGCGGAAGCGCGACTTCCCCGGCTTCGGTGAGAAGCCAGGGAAGGTAGGTGACGATGACGCCGGTCGCCTCCTCGAGAGCGAAGAGAATCTTCGCGTCGTCCCGGGCCCCCTCCGCATCGAGCGGAAGGGAATCCCGGGAAACGCGGGACTCGAGGGCGTCGACGTCCAGGATCGGGATCACGGCTTCTTTACCTCGACGAAGCTGTCCTTTTCAAGAATCGCGAGCTGCCCCTTCGAGACTGTGAAGTCCTGGAACCTGTTCGTGAGGGCGAGTCCCGCCCGATAGTATCTCGGATACGGAGTGGTGTGCCGGAGCGAAACCTTGAGGCCTTCGTCCCGTGCGGCGGGATCGTCTTTCGGGGCGGCCTTCGGATCGATCTTCGGATCTTCTTTATCTTTTGCCATGCTTTTCTCCTTCTTGCCTTACGCGAGCCACGGATTCACGATGAGTCCCGCGGTATGGAAGTTCGGGTTGGACTCTCCCGCGGCGAGGAACTCTTTTTCGAGAATCCCGCGGCCTGCCGCCTCGAGACTCGGAGGAACCAGAAGGTGCGTCGGAACGATGCCAAGGGGATCTCCGCCGTCCCGCTTGAAGCTCATCATTTTGAGCCGGGCCGCCTCGTAGTTCGCCGCGCTGAGCGTGTCTTTGCAGGCGACCGCGAGCTGCCAGAACCCGTACCCGGCGTTCGCGCGGTAGCGGATCCCATAGAGGTACTCGTCCTTGGTGAAGACGTGATCGTTCTTCGGGTCCTCGATGCTTTCCAGTTCGGGCTTGGTCCGCTCCTGCAGGATGAAAGGCTTGAGCGACCCGGAAAGACAGAGGAGATACCAAGGAGTGCCGATTCCTTCCCCTTGAATATTGGAGACCGTTGCCGCGACGCCCGTACCGTCGACGTTCGGGTACACCGGGTGATCCGTGTCGAAAAAGAATTGACCGTCGTAGCAGAGCCCGGCGAATCCTCCGGAAAGAAGTGCGGCGATGAGGCGGTTCCTGAACGCCTCGACCTCGTCGGCCTGGGCGCGGGCCAGCGTTCGGTACTGCCCGAGGTTGTCGTCCTCGATGTCGGTCCGCGCGACGCCGAGCGTGGCCTCGTAGAGCTTGTTCAGGATCTGGTACGCCTGCTCCTTCATGGAGTTGACGACCCGGTCGCCGACCCATTCCCGGATCTTCGGGAACTTCGAGAGCCATGCGTACGTGTTGCTCGCGCCCGTCGAAGGAATGATGGACGCGATTTCCTTGTAGAGAGCTTTCGCCTCGAGTTCCGAGAGCCGCGCCGCATATTCGCCGCGGACCATGGTCCTGAGCGCCGTCAAGGTCGAATCTTTTATGATGGCCATTTACTTCCCCGCCTCCTTGATCTTCTTCCACTCCGCGTCGGAGTAGCCCATCGCCTTCGCGAGTCCGCTTTCCTCCGCGTTGAGCGCGGCATCCCCCGCTGGAGGCGTCGCGCCCGCGGCCGACTGGCCTTCCGGGATGATCGCGGGGCTCGCCGCCACGATCTTCTTGAACTGCTCGAGACCCTCTTTGCTCGAACACATGGCGAGGTACGCGTCCTTGCTCGCCGGGGCGATCTTCCGGTCCTTGATCGCCTGATCGACCGCCGCCTGAGCGTCGTTCTCCAGCTGCTTCTTGCCGATCTCCGCGAGGGCGTTTTCCGCGTTGAGCGCCCGCGTCTCCATCTGCTTGAGGTCCGCGCGGGGAGCGTACTGCGTAAGATCCACTCCGCCTCCGCCTTGAGCGTTCGCGGCCTTCTTTTGGAGGTCGCCGACTGCCGCGACGGCCTCGTCCTCCGTAGCCGTTTCCTGCAGCCCCAGGGCCGCCAACAGCTTCTTCATTCCTTCCTCCTCCCGGCCGTTACGGCCGCGATGTTCCTGATTGTTCAAAGCCCGGACCCGGAGGTTCGGGCGGTTCGTGAGCGCCGCTGAAAAAATCGCTCCGATTTCATCGGGGGGCAGAACGGAAAAGACCGGAGAAATGTAGCGATAGGCTTTCTTCTCCACGAGGGCTTTCCCCTCGTCGGTCCACGTCACCCGTCCCCAGATTCCGTCCGACTGGAGCACGAGTTCTTCGATCCAGCCGAAGGCCGGGCTTTCCAATCCCTGAGGAGCGAGAAG